CAACACTTTTTTCTGGGTAGAACGTGCAATGATCAAATTGCCATTCGCCGGAATCAAAGGTGAATCAGAAAGCAAACCAACTATTGTTCAAGTACCATGCGTGGAAATGTATGGCGATACTTGCCCTATTCTTTCGGAAGTTCGTGCATGGTTCAAAGACCCTGCATTGGAAGATATGGGTCGTAAGTATTGGAAGAAACGTAGTTATATTTTCCAAGGCTTCGTAGTAGAAGACGGCCTTGCTGAAAAAGAAACCCCAGCAAATCCAATCCGTAGATTTATTATCGGGCCACAAATCTTTACATCAATTCGTTCAGCATTGGTTGATCCAGAATTGGAAGATTTGCCAACTGACTTTGTGCATGGCTTAGACTATCGTATGAAGAAAGGTAGTAAAGGCGGATATGCTGACTACTCAACTAGTACTTGGAGTCGTCGTGAGCGTCCTTTGAATGATGCAGAACAAGCGGCAATTAAAGAGCATGGTTTGTTTAATCTAAACGACTTCTTGCCTAAGAAGCCAACTGATGTTGAGCTTAAGGTAATGAAGGAAATGTTTGAAGCGTCAGTCGACGGCGAGCCATATGACATGGAACGTTGGGGTCAATACTTCAAGCCAGCTGGTATGAGTCAGAATACTGGCGATCCACAAAAACAATCAACTCCTAAAGCATCTGCTCCTGTAGCAGACGATGCCGATGACGAACCTGCACCAGCAGTCAAGTCAGCACCTGCACCAAGCACTGCGGCAAAAGCCGAAGCAACTGGTTCGGGAGACAGTCGTGCGCAAGACATTCTTGCAATGATTCGCAATCGTCAGAAGTAAAACAAACGGCTTGGGCCTCTGCGACTTAGTCGTACGCCCGAGTTATCTTATTAGGAGAATAATTATGAGTAAATTAGCTAAACTAGCAAAAGTAAATGAGAGCATCAGTATCAATCGCTATGACAACGGTTGGATGGTTGAAATTGGTGGCCGCAATAAAAAAGAAGATTGGTCTACTACAAAAACTCTTTGTAATACAGAAGAAGAAGTACTCGCTCTAATTAAAGAGTGGAATACATTACCATTGGATCAATAATCATGGCCACTAAAGCATTCGACTTATCAAAATTTAGAAAAACTTTAACCAAGAGTATTGACGGTTTGGGTGTAGGATTTAATGATCCTACAGATTGGATCAGCACAGGAAATTTTGCACTTAATTATCTTATCAGTGGTGACTTTAACAAAGGCGTACCGCTAGGTAAGGTTACAGTGTTTGCGGGCGAATCCGGCGCAGGCAAATCGTTTATCTGTTCAGGTAATTTGGTTGCTAATGCACAAAAGCAAGGCATTTATGTTATCTTAATTGACAGCGAAAATGCGCTTGATGAGAAATGGCTACACGCACTTGATGTAGATACTAGTGAAGACAAACTTCTTAAACTTAACATGGCTATGATTGACGATGTCGCTAAGACTATTCATGAATTCATGAAAGAGTATAAAGAAATGGCGGAACGCCCTAAGGTTCTGTTTGTTATTGACTCGTTGGGTATGTTGTTAACGCCCACGGACATCAACCAGTTTGAAGCAGGCGATTTGAAAGGCGACATGGGCCGTAAACCTAAAGCACTGACTGCCTTGGTTCGTAATTGTGTAAACATGTTTGGTAGTTACAATGTTGGGTTAGTTTGTACTAATCATACATACGCAAGTCAAGATATGTTTGATCCAGATGATAAGATTTCAGGTGGACAAGGTTTTGTTTATGCAAGTAGTATTGTAGTTGCTATGAAAAAACTTAAACTTAAGACTGATGAAAACGGTGTTAAGACCAGTGAAGTACATGGCATTCGTGCGGCTTGCAAGATTATGAAAACACGTTATGCAAAACCTTTTGAAACTTTGCAAATTGAAATTCCATACGAAACAGGTATGAACCCTTATAGCGGTCTAGTAGATATGTTTGAAAAAGCTGGCTTGCTTGTACAACAAGGTAACAGGCTCAAACACGTAGATCCTACGACAGGTGAAGAATTCTTATTCTATCGAAAAGAATGGAAAGATGATAAATTAGATATGATAATGAAGAATTTTCATATCAAAGTTAAAACAACTACCATTCCTGAGGAGATAGAAGAGCATGTTGAATGAAACACAAATTGGTGATATTTGGTTAAATTTTGTAGAGTATCTAGATAAAAAACAACTAGAGAATGTGGCAGAAAGATACATTGATTTGCTTGCAGACTTTGGCGTCAGTGATAAAGTAATGAAAGGTGCTATCGGTATTGACGATACACTTGACCAAGCTATTAGTTATTATCTTGACGACGAAGACGAAGACAACAGCGATTATAAAGAAATGGAGTTTTAATGGGATGGTACACTAAGATAGCCAAGGATATTAGTCATATCCCTGATGCTGTTCAGCACTTTGAAGATGAGTTGATGTCAGCTAAATCTGAGATCAAACTTGTTGGTAATTTGGAAAAATCTTCGGCTGCTCTTCCTGGAGTTGTTGAACATAGATTTGGACAATTGCAAGAAATTGAAGCTATCTTAGAGTATCTAAACATTGAATTACGCCGTTTAAAAAGCAGTCATTTTAGAAAATATCTTGAAAATTATCAGCGGGCATTAAGTTCTAGAGATTGTGAAAGATTTGTAGAAGGCGAAGCTGACGTTGTGGACTTTGAAAAAATTATAAATGAATTTGCACTGTTGCGCAACAAGTGGCTTGGCATTACCAAAGGTCTTGATCAGAAGCAATGGCAAATCACTAATATTGTAAAACTAAGAATTGCCGGTATGGAAGACGCAAGTTTATAACTAATTTCACCAAACGGTGTCCGATAGGCCTTAAATAATATTGAGGCCTATTTTTTTTGTCTATTTTCTTTGACAAACAACAAAAGTGTGTTATAATAATTCATATGATAACTATAGACGAGCTATTACTAGACATTGTAAATAATACTAATCCTTCTGTGGAAGACTTAATATCTGCTAGGGATAGCAGAGTATTGCGTAGCCTTGCGTCATCTGTTAATTCGCATTATTTTATTACGGAAAATCAATCTAAATTAATATTAAAATTATTTAAGGAACATATACTATTGTTACAAACAGTTTGGCACGATATATCCGATTTACTAGTTGATCCGGTATGGACACGCTCTTTTAGACAAGTCGAAGAATATAAAAAATTACAACTATCTAAGAATGTGGATGGTGATGTGTTATTGAGTATTAATTTTTCATATTCGGCTAACATAAGAAAATTATTACAAACCAATGCCAATAAGATAGAAGGGTTTGTACAAGTACATCCTGCCAAAGGATACTCAGCAACATTAACTGAACAAAATATTATGTTGTTAGTTGATCTACTATCTCCGTTGCAATTTGAAATAGATGAAGAAATTATTAGTTACGCAACTATAATTAAAAGCTGGGAAAGAAAAGAAGTCGAGGATAGGTTTGACATTTCTAATATTTCAAATCAAAATTTTCACAAAAGTATTACCAGTGAACTTGGCATTGAAACAATAATTGATCATTTGATAATCAAAGATAGAAGTTTCAGATATCAGTATACATTTGATAATAAAGAAGAAAAACCCGGAACATTAGCAGGAGAACTTGCATACAGAAACACATCTAAAGTATGGGTAGACAGCACACTTTATAGTTTAGAACAAGTGATATCTTCTTTGATAGAGCTACGTAGAGCTCCTATACTAATAGTATTTCCTAACTGGGATTCCGACACAGTATATAAAAATATGAAAATGCTAGATACAGCATTAAAAGAAACCAAAGTCAATAACAGCGTTGGTATATATTTTAGATTAGATAGCCAAGGCATTGGCAAAGAATTTAATCAACTTATATCCAGTAACAAATACAACGCTCAATTAGATGACGATACTGTTGTTGTAGGAATTCAAGCTAGTAAGATACCTAAATTTTTATTAAAAAATAAATGGACTCCTATGAGTGTAATTGTGTTAGACACTATACGAAATAATAAATCTATGGTATATGCCAACTGTTGTGACTTGGTTGTGTCGTATACTGACACTAAACCAGTATTGGATTTGAAGGCAAATCATGTCAGTTAAATTGATAATCAAAGACGAAGTCAACATTAAGTTAGAAGGCTTGCCACTTGATGCTCGCAAGAAACTAGCCAACTCTTTTAAATACGAAATTCCCTATGCAAGATATCATCCAGCATTTAAACTTGGACGTTGGGACGGCATGGTTAGTTTATTTGGTCTTGGCGGCAATGGTTATCTCAGCCAACTAGAAGCTATATTTGGCATACTGAGCAAGCTGGGAATTAGTGTTGATGACGTAGAAGATTTACGCACTACCAGCGCAATTTCGTTTACCCCAGTGACTGAAACATACTGGGCCGATCAAGGTAAAGTATGGCCGAAAGGTCACCAGCAGGCTGGCCAACCTATTATGTTGCGTGACTATCAAGTGGCGGCAATTAATACATTTTTAATCAATACACAGAGTTTACAAGAAATTGCCACAGGTGCTGGCAAAACAATTACCACTGCAACCCTAAGTCAGTTGGCTGAGAAATATGGCCGCACAATTACTATTGTGCCTAACAAAAGTTTAGTGGAGCAAACTGAGGAAGATTTTATTGCAGTAGGTCTAGATGTAGGTGTTTACTATGGCGACCGTAAAGATTTAAACAAAACACATACCATTTGCACATAGCAAAGTCTTAATATTCTAGATAAGAAAAGTAAAAATCACGAGCACGATATTGTAACACTGGCTGAATTTCTTGACGGAGTTAAGTGTGTTATTGTGGACGAAGTACACATGGCCAAAGCCGAAGTGTTAAAGAATTTGCTTACACAAAACTTATGCAATGCACCTATACGTTGGGGTTTAACAGGTACTGTTCCTAAAGAAAAATTTGAATACGAACAAATTTTTGCAAGCCTTGGCCCGGTAGTTGGCGGAATCAAAGCCCACGAATTACAAGACATTGGCGTATTAAGCACTTGCCATGTTAATATAGTACAACTGATAGACCTACCCGAATTTACCGCATATAGCGAAGAATTAAAGTATCTAGTAACTGACGATGATAGAATGATCTATGTCAGCAAACTTATTAAAAAAATATCACAAACAGGCAACACATTGGTTCTAGTTAATAGAATTGATTCAGGCAAATTTATTATTAATGAATTAGAAGATGCTGTTTTTGTGTCTGGAGAGGTCAAGACTAAAGATAGAAAAGAGGAGTATGATGAAATTAAAACAAGTACTAACAAAATTATTGTTGCAACCTATGGTGTCGCGGCTGTTGGTATTAATATTCCTAGGATCTTTAAC